TTTACCATGTTTTCGGAAAGATCTTTTTTGGAGGACTTTTTGATCAAATTTTTTGCTCTTTGAAGTTGTCTTTCTTCCCAGATACCATTGTCAAAGACCCATTCTTTTCCTTCCATGATTCCATTTACGAAAGCATTTGGGGCAGAGGGATCTGCGACAATGTCAATTGCAGCCAACATGAAGTCTTCTTGGACTTCTTGATAGCCATTCTTGGCTTTTAAAGATCCCATTCCTCTTGTCGAAACTCCAAGCTGGGCACCTTCATCAATTAGGTTCTTTACAATTTTTCCCATTGGTGTATCTAGGACTTTGGCCTTTCCATAAACATTTTTTCCATCTTCATGGAGTTCCTTGACAATGTGTGAAACCCTGTCAAGATTTACGGTTGGCCCGGTTGGATGGTTTAATTCACCTAGAGCACGACCTTTATTAACATATTCAGTGATGTACCTTCCAGTTTCCTTGGCAAGAGTATTTTTTGGATAGATTCTGCCATTTCTGTTTTTTACATCAGACTGCATAAAAATACCCTCAATGAAGTAATTTTTGTCTCCATTGCCGACATTTTCTTTGATATACTTAATGTCTTCTGTTAGTTCTGTAATTAACTTCATTTGTTAACCTTTAATTATTTTTTAACCAGGACGCGTTCTACGTGGCTGTGAAGGCATAGGATTTTGTTGCTTCCATTTTTCTGGCTGTGTTACCCACCATTTATAATATTCGTACCAAGCATCTCTATATGCTGGATCTGCGTTTCCATCTTTAAATCCTGTTGGTATGGGCCTTACAGGTGGTTGCTGGCCTTGCTGGCCCTGCTGGCCCTGCTGCCCACCAGGAGAAACTGGAACTGGTTGTGGATTGGTTGGTGTGTATGGATTAGTTGGCTGTGGTGAAGGATAGTTATCTTGTTCACTTAAATTTAAATTCTCAAATATAACCTTAGACATTTCAACATACTTTTCGGACAGAGCCTTACCAACTTTGTCGTATAATACCTCTGACATATTTTTCTTAAATTCTACTGCGTTTTCTTCAATTACGTTTTTCATCAAGTCCCGTGTGGTTTTGCTCATTTGAATAGTCCTTTTGATTTTTGATAAAAATCCAGATGTTGTTTTAAAGAATTTGATGAGTTAAAGACATTTTCAGTCATTAATTTTTTTGATTTTTTCCCTAAGTTATCAAATAATTCTTTTAATGCCTTTACTTCAAATTCAGTAATATTTATAATGCTTCCATCTTTTAATTGAATCTTTCCAGGAGATTCCATAATATTCAAAAAAACTTTTAGTTCTTTGGTCGATTCATTTACTTCTTGCTTGTAGAATAAATTTTTATGGCTTTCATCAATAACATCAGAAAGGGCGTTATTGAGTTTTATGGAAAGACTTTGAACCAAGTTTTTTTTGAAATATGCCTCGTTGTCTTCAAGTAAGGCATTTATTCCATTTTTTATTAATTTTTGAGAGATGTCCGTCATTGCTGTTCCTCTTGCCCCTGAGCCTCAATTTGTTGTTGTGCCATGAGGGCCATTTGTTGAGCTTGTAGCTTTTGGTTATCTTCTGCCATCTGTTTATCGAGTTCTTGCAGTTCTTGTTCTGTTTGACGCAAAATTTTTCTTCTGACATACTCAACTGAAAAGTATTTTCCAAGATATGGCTCAACAAAGGAAAGAATTTTCATTCTTTCTGCTAAAATTTCAGTTTCTTTTAGATCCCAAAAATAGTTATCCGTATTGTATATAAACTTTACGTCATTCTTGAGTTCATACCAATCGTCATCAGTCATAACACCCTTCAAAATCAATTGAACTCTAAGGAAATCTAGGAACATGTATGAAAATTGATGGCGAAGTCTTTCTATAAATTTATAGAATTTTACTTCCTCTCTGGTGATTTCAACAGATCTTCCCATATTGAATCCAGTCTGATCCGCCATGAGTCTGCTAAGAGGAACGTTCAAAGAAGAATACAACTTCTTCTTGAAGTAATCCACATCTTCAATCTGTGACATTGCGTTTCCACCCGGAAGAGTTATGATTTCGGTTCCTCTTGAACCTTCTCTTCGTGGCAACCAATAATCCTCAAGAATTGAAAGATGGTTTCTTTCGTCTCTCACTTCTCCGGTTGCCTGATTGTAGATTAGCCTGTTTCTAAAACGGCTCATCATGTCCCTCATGTACTGTTCGGCCTTTTGCTTTGGCAATTGACCTACATCTACGTAAAAGACTCTGCGTTCCGGCGCTCTTGCAACTCTGTACACCAACAAAGAATCTTCCAATTGGCGTAACATGTTTAGTGGCCTAATTGCCTTATGCAGGTATCCCAGAACACGCTTTGAATTTAAATCAATTATTCCAGAAGGACAATAAACCACGCTGTCAACCGATAATTTTAGTCCAGAGGGACCAGTTGCAAGAAAAGTGTCTTTTTCTGTATTTGTATACAGGTAATATTCTTCGATGCTTTTTATGACAGATACTGTTTGATTTGAAACTTTTTCTGCCTGCTTATCGACTTTTCTTATTTTTTTAATCTTTAGTGGATCTATTGGAATTATTTCCTTGATTCCATCTGTTGGTCTCTCTTTGTCGATTACTATGTTGTAAAAGATCTTAGAATCGATGTACCAGCGTCTAAAAATTTCATAGGATTTTCCATTAAAGTCCAAAAGCTGTATAATTCTGTCAAATTCCTTGTAGACCTTCATCTTTATTTGTTCTGGAATTTGAACGTCTTTTAAATCTATTTTAAGTGGTTTTTTGTCTACGCCTGGAACTATGGATGCATTGACGATTTCATCAACTGCATTGTCGATTTCGGGGTATACGGACATATTGCGATATTGAATTATCGCCGCATTTTCATCTCTTAAATTAACTCCATAATCAAGAGCAGAACCATAAAAGCCACCAGCTTCTACGGTTACCGTTCCATCATACATTTCTGGTGCAGCAAAAGAGCGCAATGCTTTTTCTTGCTTCTCTTCTTTTGCACCTTGTTTTTTGCCAAACTGAAATCCAAAAGCTTCAATTTCCATATAATTCCTTCACTTAAGTAATGTCTCTTATGTTTATGTAGTCGTAAATCAAAACAACGTCAAATACGTTTATTGTATTTGGTCTATTCATATTAAAATTTATTGGATTTATGACTTTTGGCCAGCATCCATATAAAGTCATTTGCTTCAATACATTTGCGTTTGTCTCGTCACCATTCAAATTTAAATGATTAACCCTCCAAGTTGCCTTGAAAGTATCTGGACGATGATTCAAGACTGAAACATCAACATTGTTTTCGTCATGATCATTCAATGCGTCTTGCCATTTTTGAAATGCTGCCCAAAGATCACCGAACCCGGTGTCATCCATAACGGATATGCTCCACGCGGAATAAGTTTTTTCTCCCGGATAATGGGATTTTCTTCCTCTGTAATCGTAACTTAATGTTGTTGTTTGAAGAGCAGGAATTTGTGTAGCACGAATGTGAAATCTGCTTACTCGACTTCCACCTGAAAACGGTATATTGCCATCAACGTAGAATCTATTGAGCCTTGCACCACCTTGAAAATTTTGTTTAAAGTCGTTAAGCATTAGTTAATTGATTGAATTTTTAAATAATCAAAAGTTAGTGTTACTCTGAATACAGAAGGCTCTACGGAACCCATGTCCAGAGTAAGAGCGCCAATTTCACTTGGCCAGCAATTAAAGAGTTCTATAACTCTAAGATCATTTCCATTTAAATCCAATTGACGTATTTTCCATGTTTTTTGCAAGTTAGAATATGAAAAATTATTTCCGCTTACTTGGTGGGTTTCGTGGCCGTCCATCAGCTCTTTCCACTTATTGAATGCCCTCCAGATGTTTCTGTCATTGGTGTCATCATAAACATCTACAGCCCATACAGAATATTGGCGATCACCGGGCAAATAATAAGCTCTTCCACGGTAAGGAATGGATATTGTTCCAACTTCGTTTCTCGGCAATGATGAAGCAAAAATTTTAACTCTAAGATCATTTATATTTGGTGAGCTTACGGCAGATGGCCAAAAACCAGAAACAACAAATTTGTTGGCCCTTGTTCCTCCGTTAAACCCAGCTTTAAAATCTTTTATAGAGTTATTTGGCATTTATTTATTGTATTAGAGATACGTTTACTACGAATGAATCGACACCAAGTATTGGTTTTACTGTCACATCTATTGTTAGTGATGCCGTGTAATCTGGTGTGTTGTTTGTAGAATCGCAAGTTGCATAAGACTGAGATCTTACTATTGCGTAAGAGTATTCATCCAAAATAGCCTCAACTTCCGTTTCCACTGCAGATCTTGTGTTTGCATCATTGAGTTCGAAGAGATATTTTGTTCCGATGTCAGTTACTCTCTTTGTCAATACTTTCTTCAGATATGCTGGTCCAACTCTTTCAGAAACACTCACAGCACTTGTGCTACCGGTTGCTCCCACCAAATCAGAACCAAGGAAGGTTGGGTCGTAATTTACATAAAAGTTTACTCTATTGGATCTTAGAGTTGACTTAAGTGTGCTGCTCCATTCTACGGTATTTGTAATTTTATTATTTAAAATTCTAGATCTGTCTAGACCACCTACAGTCAAGAACAATTGATTTAGATTTTTTGCAGAATTAAAGGCACCGGCAACATCAGCTATTGCTGGAATCGAATAATCAAGCTCTCCACCCGTTTGCAGAGAAGTTGCGCTGTAAGTTCCACCATTTATTCCATAGACATTGAATATTCTGTCTGCAACCGTGGTCCCCGTCAAATACTGGGCTCCACCAAGATAGGTTGTAAAATCAGAAGCAGTTACGCCATCACCCGATCCATTTCCGGTTGGAAAAATTCCAACAGTATATGGTTTTTCTCTGAACCATTGAAGATTTCCATTATTCAGAGTATTTCCTAAAAATACTTCTATAGTTTTGTTATTTGTCGATTCATATTCATCTAAACCAGTTGTGGTTCCCGCAATAACAAGGGTTCCTCCATAAGCCAAAGAATGAAGAGCGTGCAAAAAGTCGTTACCATTTGGAGTTTTTGCGGAAATATTGCTTGAGCTAAGTTGATTAAAAAATCCAAAAGTTCCACCAGAACCAGTATAAGATATCAAGCAAGAGGTGACACCAGAAAGCTTGTTTAATTCCCCCACAAGCGCCGATGGTGTTGAATATACTATGTACTTGTTGCCAGTATTTCCAATCGCTGGGCTAGTTTTATAATTTCTTGCATAAATTAGCCAACCAAAAAGACCACCTGGGTCTTTTTCAGCAGCACCACATACACCGCTAAATGCGGGCAAGCTGAAGGTGGAACCCGCAATCATGCCCATTATAAGAGGGTTTCCAGAAGGTATGTTTACATTGAATTGGGTTGAACTGAGAAAAGAACTTAGAGTTGGATTAGTGTTTGGCATTCCTCGACCTGTTTCTTAGAATATTTATAATTTTTTAAGCAGGATACCAAACTACTTTTCCATCTGAAAATTCTCCTTCATCAGTATCTTTTTGATTCATCATGAACAAAACGTTGTCTTCTTCCGTATTATCGGGCTGGGAATATGCAAATTTTGCAGTTTCAATCAAATCGGCGTAATAATCTTGACGACTTAACCAGGAAAAAAACACCAAACACATTACCAGATCGTCATTGTGCCCTTCTTCTGCTTTGTATGTATTTGATCGAGAAATAAAAGAAAACAGTTCCTGAACTATTCTTTCATCATTTAAAAGTATTTTATCTTCTTCCACCAGTCGTTTTAATATAGCACAACCAATTTTTTTGGTTTGTGCGGTGGTTCTCAACCCAAGTTCGTTTTTTCCAACGCCTCCAAAACCTTGTGATAAAATTTGTCCTTTTCTTCCCAACACCTTGGTCATTAGCAAATTTTCATATTCAAGATCGTTATAGAGAGCATGAGAAACTTGTCCTCCAAGATCGTTGGTTTCGATCAATACATAGGCGTTGTTATATTTTTCAGCAGAAGTTTTGATTACATTTGGAAAGTTAAAGGGACTTATGGTATTGTTTTTATATGTGGCAACAATTTTGTAAGGTGTTTTTGAACCTTCGACAACTGTGAATGCCGAGTAGTCCATCCCCTGTCCTCTAGAGACATCTGCAAGCAAAAAGTATATGTCTTCTTTTTTTGGTTCTTCAAATATTCTTAAGCCCTCAGCATCTTCACTTAAAAATTCTTCTGGTGCAAGTACATTAAGTTTTGTAGAAGATATAAGAGTATTGGACGAACCCAAAAAGCTGCAACCATACTCCTGCTCAAACTGTTCGGGACTTGTATTTGCTATCTGCTCTTCTGCCCAAACATCATCTCTTTTTGGGCCTCCAGGAGTAATGGGAACATCCCTCCAACTTACATCAACAGGCACAAATTTGTTTTTTAATTTATGACCAGCCGGCCTATTAGCATCGACCCACAATTTATGAAAATGATTCATTCCATTTGGCGTGGACACAATTATAAGTTTTGTGGTTGTACCAGCCGAAATAGTCGGGTAAGTGGATGAATAAAATTCTTCGGCAATATGTGAAGGCAAAAAGGCATATTCGTCCAAAAGAAGTAAGTTAAACGATCCACCACGAATTGCAGACGAAGACGTTGCATCACAAACAACTCTGGAACCGTTTTCAAGTTTAAAAGATGTCTTATTCCATTCTACCACACCTTGTTGTAAAAAGTGTGGTAAATTTTCATAAGCCAACTGGAGTTTTGCAAATAATTCGTCCTTTGCCGTTTTTAATTTGTTTGCAAGAATAGCACAGCTTACTGATTGATTAAAAGTCACATAATGTGTAATATACCCAATTACTGAAGTAGATTTTCCAGATTGTCTGGGCCACTTTGAAATTACAAATCTATTGTCATGTATCGTCTTTACAAATCTTTCTTGATAATCATATAGCTTGAAGGGCATAATGCCTTTATCAAGAGTTTTTACTTTTACGTACTTTGAACAAAAATAAACGGGATCTTTCGCGCAACGGATATATTCATCCAACTCTTCTTTGGTGTATTGAATATCAACACCAGGTGGTTTTAATTTTGGATTGTTTCTGTAACCTTGATTTTTATTGTTTAGACTCATCCGAATTTACTACTTCCACATCAATTTTTTCCGTGCTTCTTTCCTTATTTAAAAGGTTTTGTAGATCTTTTGTAGAACCAACAAACACTGAATTATTTGTTTGTTTTACTTCAACTTTTTGAGATGTCGTGTCTTTTGCTTTTTTATGAACATCTAAAACATTGTTATTCAGATCTGCCATTGTCTTTAAAAGAATTGCAACAACCTCAAATGCTCTTGGGCTGTCGGATTCCGTTGCAACTTTTAATGCACTTTCTAAAGCTAAATTTCCGTTGTTAATTAAACCTTTTAAATTTTCCTGTACAATTTCATAATCTTTTTGAAAATTGTTAGAATTAAAAGTTCCACCTGAAGAATTTTTATCAATCGTCTTTAATTCTCTTGGTTCAGGAACATTAAAAAAATTAGCCAAGTTTTTATTTATATTCATATTAATCAAAATCCAAAGTTATCCCAGGATCCGTTGTCGCAACAACGGTATTGGTTGTAACAGGTCCAAAAATGTAGGACTTAGCAACAAAATTAAAACTAGAAATATTTATTCTTCTATTTCCAAAATCCCCATCAAATCTTTCACTTATGTTGTTTGAAATCATTGTTATGGGGATTCTCACATCGGTTTGCACACTGTTCATATTTATTGTTATGATGTGATCTGGATTAAAATATGGTATTATCTGCTCAACAATCTGCAGCGTATCATCAATATGTCTTGTGTAGATAAAAAGAGAAAAGTTTATGTTTACTGGTACTTCTTCTTCTATAAAACTTGCTGGATTGTTGCAATTTGGTGATGTACCAGACATGTTTTTTGTTATATTTGATTTGTTCCGTCTTCGCGTCGGGTCAACGGCAACAGATGACATTATATAACTCAATCGTGGAAGTTGATTTTCTATCCTAGTACCGTCATTGATGGACGATGTTTCCAGATATCTTCTTATAAATTTTTCCTGTGGGGCATACGTTATAGGAACTCTTATAGACAGTGGATTATTTTGATCATCGGGGTTTGCGTGTTCAACGTATATGTTATTGAACAGCGAACCAAACCCAACCACCATTTTCCTTAAATTTTTGTTATAAAAGTGTCCAAACATTTTTTATCCTTAGCAAGGTTCGTTTTTATCTACATTGAAGAGAATGGCTGCATCATCTATGTCATCATTAATTCCGGCGGTGGTTCCTATTATATTGTTTCTTGGGATTATGGTGCCACCAGATAGTCCCTTGGTAACGTCGGCAACAGTATCTACGGAATCCACGCTTGTATCTATCTTTTCGTAGCTGTAGGTGAACAGTTCTGCGGTTATACTGTAAGAATAAAGTTTTCCAAGAGGGTAAAATGGATTTTCATGTTCGACAAAGTTTATTTCAAACAAGGATTTTGAAGTTGGGAAGAAGATTAAATCCCCTTCTCTTGGCCTTGTTATTGAAGTGTTCCTGTATGTAATCTCTTCTTTAAATCTTTTTCTGGCAACAACCAAGTTTACTTTGTCTTTGATTTCGATTCCAAACTGTGTTATTATATCGGTTCCTTCGAATCCCTTATACGATACCAAGTACATTTCTATTGGATATGTCTTTGTAAAAGAGCTTCCCGGATCTTCACCAAAAATTTTGTCTATTTGAAGATATTCTCTCGGAATGTAAAGGCAATCCTGCCCCGTTGCTTTTATTATTTCTATAGTAACGTCCTCGACCAAATTTTGTTCGTTTCCGTTATTGTAGAAATAGGGATTGATAGCCATGTTAGCCTATTAGTGGATCCACTGGAAGTTCTTGTGTCTTTGTTAGCATCATTTCTATTTCTTTTAATTCATTGTTTGCTTCAGCCAAAATGGCCGGAGCGTTCAAAACAGCACCACCGGGCAATGGCACGTTCGCAAACTTTATTAGATTTTGACCCCATTGTTTTTTGAGGAGTGCTGTGTAATATCTTTTAAATACTCTGTCTTTCCATACTTTTTGATATTTTTCCGGATCAATCTGAACATAAGCTTCGATAAGCATATATTTTCCGGCTTCCATTTTACTGTGTTCTATATCTAAAAACAATCTATCCGTTGTTCTTGTGTAAGTATACGATACTGGATAATTGAAAACGTCGTTCACCAGTTTTACATAACTCATGGCTTCCATATAAGAAGCAATTGGTCCAGTGGACACGCCAGACTGGTTGTAGTAAAGCCCAAAGAAATCAAAAAGAGTCATCTGGTATCTT